TGGCGACATCGTAATGTTCATAGACATCCGCTATTAAAGACGTGATGCTTGCACCATCAAGATTTTCTTCACGGATCAATTCCTTGATCTGCTTGAAATCCTGAATCATTTCTTTTTTGGTATAGTTATCCATTCTCATATTTTAACGTCTTCACGTCTATAAGAGTTTAGATCTATAACATTTGACTTATTGTTTCTTACTTTGACTATTACTTTTTTTGTTTTTTCTTTTTTGGTAGGTTTACTATGTATGTCGTATATATCATTAGTATCATGAAGGAACTGTGGTCCCATCTCAGTATACCCAAACTGAACACCGTTTAACATAGCAAATATAGTTGATTGAAATAACTTAAACTGAGTAGGCGTAAGTTTCTCTGCTGCCACGACCGACAGCCTTGTTAAATCAGTGATACCACCCTTTTTCTTTACCATGTATATAATCCCATGCTACTTTAATTAAAAATGTTTTTTCTGCTTCTGATTGGCCGTGAGACGTGGTTCCTGAACCGTTACAATGAATACAAGAATGAATAGATTTAGAATATTTAGCTATTATAAAGCCTTCTCCTTTACATTCTAAACAGCTCTTGTAGTTGTACTTATTATCACTCATATAAAAATTTTTTTATTTACGCAAGTGATAATTATAAATGAATTAGACTGATGGGATCAATGCCCGGGGTTTATAACCCACGACAAAATATTAATTTAGGTTTTAAATCCTTTGTATTCCAAACTCTTTTGCCAGTTTTAAAAGCTCCTTTTTCATGACCAGGTATTCTTTTACATGTATAACCAAAAGTAGAACCCACTAACACCCATTTATCTTTTTTATAAAGTTCAGCCGTTCTTGGTGGCTCAATAAGTGATTCGTAACCAATAACCTTGTCACCGTATTTTTGTTGCCAATCAACTCTTATTTGCTCTCTCCATGTTCTTAAAACTTCAGTAGTAAAATTTCTTATAGGGTATTTATTATCTACTTTTTCAATATGATAAAAAATATTGTTAATAATATTATTAAGTTTTGACTTATCAATATTAAAAAATTCATTTCTACCTTTAAGATATAGAGTACTGCTTCCCCCTAATATATGGCCATATAATGTTTCGTTAAAATATATTGCATAACATATAGATCTACCCACAAAACCTTTCGGTTTAGTATAATGTTTTTTCATTGATGCTTTTAAGTATTTATTATTTTTAGGTATGGTAATGAGGCTGATCAAAAACTACATCCATTTTTTTCTATTCCAAGAAAATTTTTTATATTTATTCCACAATTTTGTAAAATAAGAATTTATAAATTGCCAATCGATTTTATGCTTTACTACACTGTGTTGCCATGATTCTCTTTTAAACGGTATTATCTGCACTAAAGGTATACCAGATTCAAAGACTTTATTAAATTTATTATATTTATCACCATTTATTAATACGGGAAAATTAATCTTATCATTGAAAGTATCTGTATCAACAATAGCAGAGATTGCATAAAAATAATCATTTTGATTTAATACAGGCGACATAAAAAGACATGAGTAACCCGGTGGTGTTCTAATTGTCCAGGGGTTCAATATTTTAAGAATAGGTAAATTTTTATTTTTTTTTGCGATAAATGAATCTTCACCACCAACTTGTTCTATAGTATGAGCTTCTACCATTCCATAATTTATGTTTAAAGAGTTACAATATTCTTTTGTGCCTCTATGGTTATCAGCACTAAATTTACAAAAAAGATCATATTTTTTTATTATGTCGTTATATTTGTTAAAATCTAAATTTATATCTATTGGAAGAGGGATAATGTAACCAGCACTTATACCATCCAAAAAAGGCATGCACCCTTTTATGTTGGGTCTTTTTAAATCATGCTCCTCTATTTTTTTGTACCACTCTGGTAAAAAATATTTAGCGGGTCTTGGTTGAATATGTTTTATCTTATATAAATCAGGATGTGCACTAAACTCAATTAATTTAGACATTATTTAATGTATAGTTTTAGATATCTTTAACTTTTTTACTTCCTTAGGAGTTATACCCATTGCCCTTACTTGCATTGCTTTAGCACTACAATTTTCTATTTGTCTAACTAAATCCATGGTCTTATCTTGTGGAGCGTGTTTGAACTTATTCATCCATAACCAGTTCCAGAAGTTATGTAGGAATCTATTGTTCCATTTTTTATTTTCAGTGTTCTCTACTTTTTCTACTTCATATTCAAATGATAATATTTTTCTAGACTCTGGACTTAGTGCCATATAAATTCTGTATGCTTTTCTATTATTTTTCATTATCTATCTCCCTTGAATCTTTCTCAAAATAATTAAAATTTATTATCCATCTAAAATCTGAATTGTTGGACACCACACCTCTATGAAGCAAATCAGAATCAAAAATCACTATTTTGTTTTCCTCTGCTTGCACAAAAATACATTCATTATCTACTTCAATGTCTGTACCTCCATCACAAGTATTTAAATACAATATGGCTGTTTTGTTTTTTGTAGGATGATCGGTATGAAAAGCAGAGCCTCTGTTACCTAGAAAAAATACGCTCGGTGTTAGATTAGCTCTAACTTCTATAACGCTTTTTGCATTTAATTTATCTAAAATAGGTAAGATCCAATCTCTAGAATATGGGCTTGTTGCAGTATGATTATTATAAAAAGAATGAGTAAAATAACCCAACTCTAATTTATCTTTTGTAAAAACTTGTCTCTTTCTTCTGTACCAAGGAAATTCAAGATTAAGTATATTACCTTTAAGGTTCTCAAAAAAGTTTGGTTCTAAAAAATTTTTTATTATTTTAAATTTATTATTTGTCATTCTTAATCGTCTCTTTATTCCACATTATCAACATAAATGTTATTACTCCATAAATCAAACCAATTAATAAGATACTTAGTAAAAATGTCATTCAATGTTATTTATAATATAATACGCAATAGTTAAACCAATTAATAAACAAATCATGTTGTAAGCAAACATACCTAAACCAAAAGTGGCACTCATTGTCCTGCTCCATCATCCATTCTTAAAAAACAATTTATACTGTAACGTGAGCCTTTTGTTATTGGCTCTGTACCATGAATCCAAATAGGCTCTGCAGGAAAAATCATTGCCTCACCAGCAGATAATTTAACCCTCTCCTTACCGCCAAAGAATCTAAATTCACCTCCCTCATAATTATCGTTAAGATTTATTGTTAAAGAACCTCTAATATATTCATCAATGTCGGAGTGATCTTTAATGTGTTGTCCAACATTATATTTCAATATTCTTATGTTTCTAGTATTTGTGAAAAAAACATTTTTAAAATTTGGACATAAAGTATTACGAATAAAAACTTCATAATTAGCTACAACTTTTCTAATGTAGTTTACTATGATTTCATAAGGGCCTTGGAAACCCATGTTATCCTTGTATTTAGAAATGTTTAAGCAATTAAAATTATCTGTTATTACTTTATCTTCGTTAAACTTATAACTCTCTTCTGATTCAGTCATATGCTTTTTTTCTTCATAAAATTGTATTAACTTTTTACACACATCGTCATTGACTAAACCTTTTAAATGATACTTTTGATCTATTATTTTATGATTATAACTCACTGCTCTATTCTGTCTCTCATCTTTAAAAATTTAAGTTTTGCTATTTTTAACATTCGATCAAATAAAGATTCAGCTTTCATGCTATGAATCTTATTTCTCATTTCGCCATTAACATATAAACTTACATTATTTTTTTCATGATCTAATTCTATCGTGAAAAACTCTTTAGCTTTTATTTTTTTTGGATCCATCTAAACCACCATTTAATAGTTTTGATCTATAAGATGCATTTGGTATTTTTAATTTTTTAGCTTGATGGTCAATGTAATCACTTAATATTTTTGATATCATTCCACCAGGAGCTCTAAATTTATCTTTACAAAGACCTTTTAATAATAAGTAGTCTTCTTTTTTTATAGCTACTGATTTCCATTTATTTATGTCCATCTTTAACCTCCATGTCTTTTGTTAATATTAATGGTTCTTCAGAGACTGTTATGCCACAAATCTCTCTTAACCTTTTATTTTCTTCTTTAAGTTTTTTTATATTTTCACCAAGCCTATCAAGGTTAGCAAAAAGTTTTTTAGTTGCTTCATCAAGTTTACCCAAAGCATCTAAGTTTCCCTCTGGTTGTTCTCCGATAGGTGGTTCTATTTTATTTGTCATTTTTATCCTCCAGTGTTGGTTCTTGTAAGCGACACTCTAATTCATCTTCGACTAAAATTGTCGCAATCGTTTTATTAAATGGATAATGTTTTCTACCTATACCATCAACGAAATGTGTTGCAGATACAGAGTCTATATACATATCCAAGTGTAAAGAATCTTGAATTGGACCACCATCAAAATCATTAGATGGAATGAGTGATAATTGTTCGTCTACCTGACTCATGATATTATGTAACACAAGACTTTTACTTTTTTGTTTTTTCATTAAATCTTAAATATATGGGATAATTGTGAAAGTCAAACAAAATATGAAATATTTATTAACAATATCCTTATGTTCTATGATGGATAGTGTGTGTCTTAAACCACACACTTTTCCAGATGTTTTTAATGACATTTATTCCTGTCAAATGATGGGCTATAACAAAGCCATTGATAAAATTGAAGAAATAGGTATTGATAAAGTAAACGAGTTTAAAATTTACACAACTTTTTCGTGTAAACCATTTAACACTATATGATTTTAAAATATATTTTATTAGGAAGTTTTTGTTGGAACTTTCATGATACTGGAACTCAATGTACACAATGGATTACAGATAATCTTTCAGATGCATTAGTATGTAAAAATAAAGCTCTTGAAGTAGGTAGAACTAATAAAGCAAAGATCGAAGAATTAGGTGGTTTTATGGACCTGTATGATGTTAGTTGTATAGCTATTGATGAGACTGGCTACAATCTTGACGAATCGTTTGAAATATCTTATAATATCTTATGACGGCTTATCGTATAAGGGCTTGTATGGGAGGACAGCATGTAGACACTATAGTCGAGGCTGATACAAGTACTGCTGCGATTTTAAAGGTGTCAGACAAAGTGGACCAAGGAGAAGTTAAAGTAACTGAAAATGGTTTTAACTTTAATAAACGGGTTCACATAACTTATGAGGAACTAAAATGAGTCCTGAAAAAATAAGGTTGTTGAAGGAACTTCAAGAACTTGAAAACAAGTGGTCAACAAGTTTTATGACTAATGGTCTATGTACTGTTGATATGCTTAAAACGGAGAGAGATATTAGATCCAAAAGAAATGCGATCAAATATCAAGATGTACAAGAAAACTTAGCTATAGCTGGCTAACTTTTCTTAATATTTAAAAAAGGAAACTTTTTACTTAGGGTATCTTTCGGCTTTTTAAACTCATAGTGATTTATAATTTTTAACAGCTTTTCTCTTTTGGATACAGCATAGGGTAAAAATAGTTTTGCCAAATGTAAAGCTTTTTGATGAGAACATCTCCATCTCCATTGATCTTTCTTACCCATAGATCCTTTACTTACACCTTTAAAATAGATTGAACCAACTCCAACAATATCATAAAAATTTTTTATACAATCTAAATCTGTCATTGCTATCTCCATTGCAATGTTCCATTTTAAATATGTTTTTTTATTTTGGCTTTTACGGTGATACTGAGCATAATTAACATTACCCTCACCATCAAATAAACCTGCTGCATATCCAATTAAATCTTGATTATTATTAGGAAGATTTTTTTTATTTAGCATCACCCCAACTTTCTCCAAGGCCATATTCAACTACACTTGGAACTTTAAACTGAATTGCGTTTTGCATTTTCTTTTGTATTTGTTTTGCATGTTTTTCGTCCTTAACATTGAAACACAACTCATCATGTATCTGAAGTATTGGTAAGTGGCCGTCTTCATAACAATCTAACATAGACTGCTTCGTTTGATCTGCCGAAGACCCTTGTATTAATCTATTTAAAGCTTTGTAAGTAAATGCTCTTTTAATATTATCTTTTCCATATTTGGCCACAGCATCCTCATATTTTTCTGCTACATGTAAACCAAAGTCTCTTGTCTCCCACATATCAAATCTACATTTTCTACCTTTTTTAGTTCTTATTACACCTTTTTCATCAGCTGCATATTTACATCTGTCTGATAATTTTTTTACAAAAGGAACCTTTTTATTGTATTTAATAATCAATTCATTCGCTTCATCTTTTGAAACACCTAATGATATAGCTAGTTTTTGTTTCCCCATACCATACATCAAACCCAATCCTATTGTTTTAGCTTGTGTTCTTTCAATACCTACTAAGTCAGCAACTGTTTGGTGAAAGTCTGCCTGACTGTTTTGATATGCTTGAACAAGTTCATTAGAACCCTCATAACCCTCCCCTATTGAGGCTGCATAGTGCACTGTCATACGAGGTTCTTGTTGAGAGTAATCAAAACTACCCCACTTATAACCTTCCTCAGGTATGAATAGACTCCTTATTTTGGGACCAAAGTCTTTATTTCTTGCAGGGACTTGTTGTAAATTAGGATTAGACATTGACAATCTTCCAGATACAGTTCCACCATTATCTCCTCTTAGTTGATTTATTTCTCCATGTATTCTGCCGTTGACCTGGTATTTCATAATAGAGGATAGAAAAGTTCCATGAAATTTATTTATCTCTCTTGCACTTACAATAAGTTGTGCTATTTTGTTTTTATTATTAATCAACCAATTTTGGGTAAAGGAAGGTTCTTTTGTTTTTTCGGTACGTGGGTAATCTAGCTTCAATTTGTCAAAAGCTTTGGCAATCTGGCGTGATGCCCAGATGTCTACTTCTATTCCTGATTCTTTTTTTATGGCCTGCAATAGTTCTTGTTCTTGGTTCTTCATTTCTTTTTGTAATGCTTCAGCTTTTTCCACTTGTACTCTCACACCTCGCTGACGCATCTTTATTAATATCGGAAGCAGTTGCTGCTCCATCTCCCAAACAGTAGTTAAACTTTGTGTTGCAATTTCTTGTTTAAATCTTTGCCAAAGTTTTAATGTCAACTCCGCATCTTGTTCTGCATAGTATCCAACATGTTCTGCTGGCAATTTCCACATCTCAGCTTTAGGATCTATACCGTGAGCGGCTGCAGCTTCTCTAAGTTCTGTCTCTGCTTTTATTTCATTTAAGTAATCGACTGATAAAGCGTTTAGAGAATATGAAAACCTATTCTCATCTATTAATGCTGCCGCTATCATTGTATCTACAATAGGTCCGTGAACCGGGATACCGGATGCTTCTAACCAACCCACATCATATTGAGCATTGTGAAATATTTTAGTGCATGGAAGAGCACATATGTCTTTCATATATTTTTTAACTTGTTCAGGTATCATGTTACCACCACCAAGATGGCCAAAGGGAAAATACCCTTTCCAACCTTCAACAGCCACTGCAAAACCTACAATCTCTCCCTTACCTAAAGCCCAACCAGCTCCTAGTTTTTCATTAATACCATCATCTCTGGTTTCTAAGTCAATTGCTATTTCGTTATATTGAGATAAATCTTTATATTCTATTGGTGTATTCCACATTGATTTTTTAAAAGTTAACGTCAATTGTAGTCCATTACTCATTTGGGATTCTCTCCCTGATACTTCATATTTGAGTTGTCAAAAGCAAAATTACCAGAAATAGTAATTCTATAATCATCACTAGAATAAAATGGATATACCATATGATTTAAATGAGATCTAAAAAGCAGCCCTCTCTTCTCCCAAGTTTTGTCAGTAGGTAAAGCTATTTTTTCTATATGACTTTGCTGATTCTCTCCCAAAAAGAAAAACTGTAAATGACCTGCTAAATTATGTTTTGCATTTTTTCCAGGAGATTTTCTTAACTCGTCTCCCATAATAAAAGGTATCTTCATAAATATAATAAAACTAAAAACACCATCATGGTCATGAATAGGATTGAACTCATATTTTTTTTGGAAGTTAACCCATAATGAAGCGATTTTCAAATCAAGTGGGTATGGATTTAATACTTTAAAATTAAACTTTTCAGCTAATTTACTAACCTTAATTTGGTCTAATAAAAAACCTTCAATTAAATTTTTACTTTCATAAATACTATATTCTTCTTTTATATTTCCAGCTAGATTTTTATTCCACGGAATAGTTTTATTATTAATAGAATTATTTAATTCATTGTACATCTTATCTGGTATAGTAAACCCGTGTATCATTTATGTTTTTTTGTTATCATTTTCTGTTAAGTGTTGAATCTCTAAATCACAATAATGTTTTATCTTTTTTATGTCCTCAATTGATTTACCTTTTAATAGATACCTACATACATACTTGATCACGTTTGCTTGAAAAGGATTAAGACCGTTTTTTCTTATAAATGTCCAAGGTTGAATAATAAATTTTTTATAATGTGATCCTCCTACTTGGACACCGTCTGGAAAAGTTTCGTCAAACATATTTTTATTTGTCATTTTTCTCCTGCACATAAATTAAATAATCTTGTCCAATAGGATAATTAAACTTATAACTAGATCTCAACAAATGTAAAGTTTTTCTTGCTCTAGTTGCACCAGTATACCAAACCTTTCTTTCATCACTTTTATCACTCTTATTTTTGTTTTCATAATCTGATGGGTAATTACCTTTACCATACAACACTACATGATTCGCTTCTCCACCTTTAACTGAGTGTATTGTATCTATGGTTATAAGAGGATCTTTATCTAATTCTTTTTGACCATATCTTCTAAGTAATCTTATGAAGTGCCTTACTTGTCTAGGTTTAAAATTTCTTCTTAATATCCAAAACCAAGGTTTAGTTTTTTGACTATCTTCTAAAGCAAGACCACACCACTCTTTTAAATCTTGAAAATTGTATTCTTTAAAATCAGGTTGTGCCCTCCAAAATTTATCTAATCTATAAGCAGGATCTTCTAGCTCTCTTATATGTTTATACATGTTACGAGCTGCCTTCTTATCTATTTTTTTACCTTTAGTAATGGCAGTCCATGCTTTAATTGACTCCCACTGTTTTTGGTCAAAACATTTAGTTCCCTTATTATCTTTGTAATATAGACCTGCATCTTTAGCTAACATCCTAAGTTCATTAACAGTTTCATTTATACGTCCTAGAATATACCAATCTTCTTTAAATTTTTCGAATGGTATTTCTTTAAAAGATAAATAAGCTTTTACATATCCATCTTTGCCACCGGGTAAATATTCTTTCTCCTCACTATCATTAATACCTCGTCTTATTATTTGTGAGAAACTATGTATGGCCTCTCCAAATCTTCTTGTTTTTCTTAATTTTACTTTTCGACCAGGAAAAAATTTTGTGAAATATTTTGGGTCAGCACCATTCCATTTATATATTGCCTGATCATCATCTCCTGCTAAATAAATTCTTTTTACTTTAGGAGCCATCTTATAAATTACTGACCATTGTAATGGAGTACAATCTTGTGCTTCATCTAATATTAAAACTTTTAGCGATGGGAATGTAACTTCTTTGATAGCTCTTTCAATCATATCATCAAAGTCAATAAATGATCTTTCTCCGCCACCAGTCTTATAATGTTCGTAAGTACTTATCTTTCTTAAAAATACAGTTAATGAATCTCTCTTATAACTTTCTTGTTTATATGCTTCTTCTGGAGATATTAACAAATTTCTTGCTTTGCTATAAACACCAAGAGACCAATCCTTATACATAAAATTATCATCTGCTAATCTCTTATCACTTCTTTTAATTACTTTTGTTTGTAGTGCAAAATCAATTGTGCAATCTTTTGGATCAAATACTTCTTCTGGAAAGTATCTCCTACAATAAGTATGTAAAGTTTTAAATCTAGAAAAGTCATCAGTGTTGTATTGAGGAAAAGACTCTAACGCTCTTGATACTGCAGTGTTAACTGCTTTGTTTGTAAAAGATAAATATGCAATCTCGTTTGGCCTTATACCCTTTCTTAAATAACCTTTTAAAACTTTTTCAATCAAAGTATAAGTTTTACCTGTACCGGGCGGACCAAAGATTTTTATTGTTTTGTGATAAAGCTCCTTTAGTATTTTAAGTTCTAAACTTTCCTGTGTGGAATTCGTCATCCATCTCCGATACTGTTTTCTTACTAACTTTTTTTTCTGTTTTCTTATAGTCTACAAACTTTGGCATTTCAACTGACCATACATTTTTAACACCTTCATGGTAATCAATTCTTTCACAACCTAGTAAATGCATGGCCTCAGAGGCACTTTTAAATGTTTTGTCATTACCTAAAAATTTTTCAAAAGTAATTTTTTTAAAATAACATACATTTGTTTTAGAATCTAATACTACATAGTTGTCTTGTAATTTTTCAAAGTCGTCCTCCTCAATATGACTTTCAAAAAACTTTTTAAGAAAGTTATATTTCTCTTCACCAAGTGTATCCTCAAACTTCATCTTTTCGTTTTCTACTGCTTGTCTTACTATAGTTGACATTAGCATTTCAAAGGGTGATGGACCTGTACGGGGCCTTGGTAAAGTTATCCAATATATACCGTATCTTAATAGTTTAACTCTAAAAGATTTTTCATCCTTCATGTCCTCCGGACCAATCAAAATTTTTTCTCCTTGAAATTTAAATGAGTATTCTATTGATTTAGTGCTTCTAATAAATTCTATCTCTTCAAAGTCGTCAATTAAATCTGGCACTTGTGAACCGATACCTAGCTTTCTAAACTTACATTTATCCTTATCACATAAAGGTGTGTTGCATCTTAGGTTATAATTTTTTTTACTAACAGAATTAGCAACAGTGTTAATTACTTCTTTTTCATCTAATGGTGTTGTAAAAACTTCTTTGTTTCTCTCAAGAAGAATATTAGTGATTTCTTTTTTAGAAAGATTACCATCAGCTTTTCTCATCTCTAGAACGCCTATATTAAACAGTAAATCATTTCTATGATTACCAGACCATTTCTCACTTATCATTTTTTGACAACAAGGTGGGTATTGTTTCCAATCGCTTTCTGGTTCGTATTCTTTAACTTTAATTTTATTTAATTGATCTAATGATAAAGTTTTTTTCCTCACTAAATTTAAAAAAGTACCAATCATTACAGGTGTGTTTTCATTTGTGTACGCAAATTCTGTAGTCGCATTCATATTGAAGTAAGGCATGTTCAAGCATTTATTCATAGGAAAAATTTCTTGTGCTTGAAAAAAGTCATTATTCCATTGATGTAGTTTTTTTAAAACTTCTTTAACTGGATACCAGTCATCCAAAAATAAAAATAAATGTAACCCTCCAGATTTAGATCTAGTTGGTATTAATGGTAAATTAAATTCTTTGATTATATCTACAATTTTTTTTTGATTATAATTTTTATAATTATGTGGGTCGACATCTATGCAACCCCATTTACATAAATTGTCTTTTTCGGGTTTGATACCTATTCGTTTCTTACCCTCTAAATGTTCTTTCCAGATTTCAAGAGTAACTGGTTCGTGGACCGTGATTGTTTGGCCTACAGTCTTACCCCGTTCATCTACCTCTCCAGTTAGAGAGGTAGTGATGAACAGTTCAGAATTACCCTCAAATATTTTTAAGAGCTCCTGTTCCATGGTTTAGAATGGAACGCCAGTTTTTTCTTCAGCTTTATCTTTTGTTAAAGATTGTACGTCTTGTGTAAAATCTACTTTACCAAAGATATCACTCTTCATTGCACTTTGATAAAACGCTTGAGTTGTTTCTAAAGCCTTAAGATTTTCTTTTGTATCTAAAAACTTATTAAACTCTACAACCCAACCATACCAAGAGTTTTGTGAATTAGACTCTTTAGTCGTGCTTAACTTGTAAGCAGTAGACCATGATGGTGGATTATACATACCGTTCTTACCTTGTGCTCTTCTAGACATAATCATAGAGTTCCATGTCTTTGATTTTTTCTTTTGTGTAGATTTCATAGTAATCAAGGCTTGTTCCATTGGATTATAATCTTCATCCAAAATGTAAACAAAATGATTACCAGTGTCTTCAACATAGTTACCGTTTTTTAAACGATCTTTGTTGTCAGCACCTCTAGTTGTCTCAGACATAATAGCTGGATCAGTGTGTATTGCCACTGGTCTTCCTGGGCTGTCTCCCTTATCTTTCCATTCATTAAATGTATTAATGTAAAGACAAGGCACTACTATCAGTCCTTTTTTACCTTTCCAAACTTTACCAGATGTTTCACTCCATATGTCTCCTTGCTTAGCAGTCTCAACATACTTACCATCAGTCTCATCTAAGACTGGTGAGTTAGCATAAAGTATTTTTAAGATTGGTAGTTTTTGATCTCGAGCTGTTACAAACTCTTGACCTTGTCCCGCCAACTGCTCTAAATTTATTGCAGCTGGAAGGTTATCCTTTTTAGTCGTCATCGCTTTTTTTTCACTCATGATTATTCCTTCGTGGTTATTTTAGTTTTATTTGCAACGTAGGTTCCAAACAGTTCTGCAGGAACATCCTTACCCAAGTCTTGAATTTGTTCTCTAACAAATCCTCTTAAACTACTTGGATGTACGGTTGTTTTCTGTTTAACTGGAAGACCCTTTGCTTTCAGCTCCTCTACAATTGATTTAGCTTCATTGTCTTGTTTCATTCCAAATTCCAAAGACACTTGATTTTTAATCAAATCTCCATGGCCATTTTCTCTAAGCCAATTAAAAGCTTCATCACTTTTAGATGCTGGTATTCTAGCTGAATAGAATGGTTTAACTTCTACAGATGAACCATCTGCTAATTTTAGCAGAGATAAACCAGCTTGTTGCATTAAGTTAGGAATTGTTTGCTCAGAAAGAGTAGTTTCGACCTCTTTTAACTTCTTGAGTTCTTCTTCAGCCGTCAATATTTTTTTCTGAGTTTCCAATAACTTATTGCAAGATTTAGCAATGTCTGTCGACATGCCAGTATCTACCGTTATGATAGATTCTGCTTCTAAGTCCATAAGAACCTCCTTGTGCTCGAATCAATATATTATTAATTTGATTTATGCAATTAAATAATTTAAAAAACGGTTTGTGTATAAGTACAAAACAAGTCCATTTAAACATCAAAGACAAGCATTAATAGAAGGAGCTAAGCTACATAACTTCGCTTACTTTATGGAGATGGGTACGGGTAAAACAAAAGTAGCCATAGATAATACAGCTTATTTATATCAAGAAAAAAAAATAGATTTTGCCTTTGTCATAGCACCAAACTCAGTCTATCAAAACTGGAAAAAAGAGATTGATTTTCATTGTCCAGAAGAAACAAATATATACATATGGAAAGTAACCAAAGATAAAACATTTAAATTAGACCCAAATAAACTTACATTTATCTTAATGAATGTAGAAGCATTATCTCATGCATCTGGAAAAAAATGGCTAGAATACAAGCTATTGAAACATGGTATGAGAAGTATGGTAATTTTAGACGAAAGCACATCTATAAAAAACTTAAAAGCTTCAAGAACAAAAGCTATAATAAAACTAGGTAAATTAGCTAGATACAAAAGAATTTTAACCGGATCTCCTATAACAAAATCACCATTAGACTTATTCTCTCAATGTGCTTTTTTAGATAAAAAACTATTAGGTTATGAAAATTTTACAGTATTCAAAGCAAGATATGCTGTTATGTATAGTATTGAAAGAGGTGGCTATAATATTCAAATACCTAAGTATTACGTCAACTTAGAGGAACTTGAATATAAGTTAAAAAATTTTTCTTATAGAGTGCGTAAAAAAGATTGTCTCGATTTACCAGAAAAAATGTATGTGCAAAGGAATATTGAGTTACCTGATGAACAAAGACTAGCATACGAAAAACTTAAGGCAACTGCTTTGATATTACTTAAAAATGATGAAGTATCTTACAATAATAAGCTAACAGAATTACTTAAACTACAACAAGTAGCGAATGGGTTTGTTAAAACAAATGATGGTAATATTGTAGATTTTAAGACAAACGCAAAACTAAAAGAATTGATGAGTATATTGGAGGAGAGTGAAGACAAGTGTATTATATGGGCTAATTATGTACATAATATAGAAATGATTAAGAAAAAACTAGGAGAGGTATATGGAAAAGATTCGGTGGTTTCGATATACGGCAAAGATTCAGTGGATATTCGTAACAAGGCTGTTGAAAGTTTTCAGTCTGATGACAGATGTCGTTTCCTCGTTGGGAACCCTACTGTTGGTGGTTATGGTCTTACCCTTACTGCTGCTAAGTATGTTATATATTTTAGTAATTCTTACAACTTGGAAGTCCGTCAACAAAGCGAGGATCGTGCTCATAGATATGGTCAAACTTCTCAAGTCACATATATAGATCTAATTGCAGCCGATACCATAGATGAAATGGTATTGCATAATTTAGAAAATAAAATTGAATTATCTGCTAAGACTCTTGGGGAACAGGTTCAGAAGTGGCTTTAGTATTGTAATATTTTTCTACTCTTTCTAACCATTTCTCTTCATATTGTTTTAATTTTAACTCGTCCATTTTAAATTCTTGATAATAGATATCTTTAGTACAAATACATATTAAACCTTGTGTTATTGGTCCATACTGTTTTTTATGAGCTAATGAATAGGCAGCTATTTGAAAATAGTAGTCCTCTACAAACTCTTCTCTTTTAGCTTTATTAGATTGCTTGAAGTCAATAATAGTGGGTTTATTGTCATATAATCCTACAACGTCTGTAGCACCAGCCCATTTATCCTCATAAGCTAGACTTACTTCGTTACCCCACACCTCTTTAAGTAGGTCAAGATTGTTTACTATCTCATGAGCCATTAAACGGGCCTGAGCCGCCTCAGGAGCTAGGTTAAGGTAGCCACGACCATCTATGTAGTTTTCTAAGACATAGTGCATCTCCGTGCCTCTCAGGGCTGCCTGTGAGGTTATTTTAGCCGCCTCTACATACCCCACTCTTTCTCTCCATTTATCTAGCCCTGCCTTTTTTTCGTCACTTTGTGTGGCACTCAATATTGTTGTAACACTTGGTATTTTTTTGTTACCTACGTTATAGGTTCGTGAGCCGTCCTCCTCTTGTCTAGTATACTTCTTATAGTTGTATTTCTTTACTTTTTTGAGATCGGTTATAAAGAATTTGGTATCATGTTTTTCGAAACGCACATGATCTTTTAATTCAATTTTAAAATAAGAGCAACAACAATTCCTATTAAAGTTGTTATAATAAAGGCAGAACTAGATATCATAATTTTCTCCAGTCTATGTATATCTTCATGTAAATCTTTAATTTTTTTATTAGTCTCTCTTTGCATAATAAGACAAAGCTTTTCGTGGTCATCTATCCTTTGATGAGCTAAAGAATCTTTATGAGTTGACTTTCGTGGCACTTACTATCCCTCCTTTATTAAAAAGGTTTAATGCTTGAGCTAGTTCGGTGTTAGATCCTTGTCCACCTATATTTCCACCTTGATTAATTACAGGAAAATTACTTGGTGTAACATTTGGTAACATTGCTTGATTGTTCATAGAAGCAGTTTGACGAGCCATTGTTCGCTCCATATTATCAACTTGAGCTAACGCATCATCTCTATCTGATTCTGAAATAAGGCCATCAGTAAACATTCTACCTAGAATTTGTCTATAAAGTACAGCCATTTTACTTGGAGTGTTCTCTCCTTTTGATACTAATTTTGCTGACTCTTTAAATATTAAATTAGAAAATTTTGGATTTAACATAATTTTAGAAGCTACAGCAGGAGCAAGTAAAATACCTGCAGCTGGTACAATACCACCAAGATAACCAGCTAATCCAATCGTACCCGCTTGACCCAATTGTAATAATTGTCCTGCAGCACCAGCTTGTTTTAACTGAATGAAAATACCACCCGGTAGACCTGGTAATCTAGATAAATCTCCTTGAGCAAAAGCTAAAGTATTTTCTAATTCTGCTAATTTTGTTGCATCCTTTCCCTCAAATAAAAATTTTCTAAGTTCAGGTCTTTTGTCTAATGCTTTCGTAAATTTATCTGCATTATAAAATTTTCCAAATTGTTCACTACCACTCACTGATTCTGATAATGCATTAGAAAGATAATGACCTTTTATTGATTGTTTTAACATATTACCTTGTTTAACTGATAACAAAGGTTTACCAGTTTTTGGATCTACTAATTTTGGAATAGCTTCAAATACACCATCTTTAGGTACAGCTTTACCAGTTAGTGCATCTATTTCTCTAAACATAGCTTTAGCTGTTAAAATATTATCTTGTCCTGCAACTTGTTTGAAAACATTTTGCACAGCTTTAGCATCCTTAGAAGCAACAATACCATCCTCTCCAGCTTTTTTTAATAATGTGCTAGTAATACCTCTTGTAAAAACATCATTACCTTCTCGCATAAATTTGTTAGCAACATTTAATGCATCTACAGCTTCTTTTGGTATTACTTGACTTAACTTTGGATCAGCTAAAATAGAATCTATATCTTCAATTAATTTTCCATTATATTGTCTTGATCTTGCATCTGGTAATCTAGCAAAATCATCTTGCAAACCTTTTCTTAATTTATCTAATTGACTAAAACTATATTTACCACCCCTGGCTTCAAAATTTTTTAAGATACTAGCCACTCTAGAACCTAATGCCTCTGGAGCTGGAGATTCAGTATAAAATCTTGTTATATCATCAACTGTATTTTTTAGTGTGTTAACTGGTATGACCTCAGTATTTAGAGCTCCTTTTTGTAATAAAATATCATCTACTTGTTTGTATAATTTATTTTTAGTTGCTTTAAATGCACCCTCTGCACCACCTAAACTTTCTAAGAAAAATCTTCCTATTTCAGCTTCACCAACCGCAGCTCCTTGTTTGAACTCTTCCAAGACATCTCTTGCAATTATATCTCCAACTTCTTTTGCAGCTTGGTATCTCGTTGTAATAGCACCACCACCAACAATAGATTTTTGTGCAATATTTTCTATAATTTCTAATGTTCTGTTTGAAGACTTAACACCAGGTGTGAGACCCTGTGCAATTTCTATTGCAGTTTTTTCTAAGCCTGCCACTTGTTTTGCAGTTGTTTTAAGTCCAGCTGCTTCTGCAAACTCTGTTACTGTTTTAGTATCTGCAACAAAACCTTTAGAAGTAATTTCTTTTAAAATTTTCTTTTGTTCTTTCGGGTCTAATTTACCAAAATCTGATGGTTTAATACCTTTTAATATTTGTACTCCTTTTGACTGCAAAGCAAACTCTGCCTCTTTAGCACCATCTAACAAATCATTAAATGCTTTTGGATTACTTGAACCTAAAAATTTACCTGCAACTTGTGCACCTTTAATAACTAATGGAGCACCTACAGCTTCAGCAAGCGCACCCTCAGTTGCTGCTCTTAATATCTCTTTTATAACATCCTCTTTAGGATCAAAGGTTTGTGCTACCGCTGCACCAGTACCTCCACCTATACCAGCCCCTACTGAACTTTTTGCTAATTGTGTTAAAAATGGTCTGGCTAACATACCAGCTCTTAAAGCTATACCGGGTAAAGCCAGTCCACCAGTTGCTATCGTACCAGCTATAGCTAAGCCAGCTTCGGTAAGTAATCTACCAAACGCAGGTGATGACATAAAACTTTGTGTTATTTCTTCGGCTGGTCCATCCACAATTTGTGCTGTGCCTTTAGCCTCTATCATTCTTTGGAATACAGCTATCTCCTCTTCATTAGGAGTATCTCCCTCTATATCAACAACTCCTAAACCTGTAATATTTACTCTTCCCATACATTACCTCGCTGGTGTTCCATCTGGATTGAAGGTTTGTAAACTTGCATCAAAGTTTGCATCTAAGTTAAATGCTATTCCAAATTTTTCAAATAGTGCTGCGTCTTGTTTTGCTACTTCTTCTGCTTTTAATCTAGTAGACACAACACCATTTGGATTTAATCTCTTTTCAATATTACCAAGTTTATTTCTTGCTACTTCAATTTTAGCAGCTATTACATCAGGGGGATCAGATATAGATGGCAGAACTGCATCGAAACTTGCCTCCTCTGCTACACCAACTTGTGCACCCCTCAATGCTTTAATAATAGATTTTCTAAAATCTTCTATCTCTGTATTAAGTAACGCTGCATCTTTGTTAAAGCCTAAAAAAGCTTGTGTCTTTGCAATTCTTCCTGAAACAGGACCTGTTCTAACTTTTTTCAAACCAGATTCAATTCTATCTAATGAATCAAATGCTGCTGTTCTATCAGCTGCCTTATCTCTCTCTCCGGCTGTAGGCTTTGAAGCTATACCAGTAACAACACCGTTTTTAACTTTTACATTAACATTGTCTTCTGGACTAAAACCTAGATTAACTTTTTCTCCCTGAGTTGCTTGTCTTACAGTTTCTACACCTTTAGGTTTTGCTTTTTGTATAGCTAGTAAAGCATCTGGTAACCTTTCAAATCCAGTACCTAAAGCTTGAGCTGTTGCAGAAATAGAACTTTGACCGGGAGATTTTGTAGATTTTAAAAGCGGAGCTGCAAAAGTTGCTGCTATTATACCTTTTTCTAGTGAAGATAAACCACCATTGTTAAATTTTTTTGGTGGGTTAGCACGAAAATATCTTTTTCTAAATAATTTTCTAGTTAGAACTTTATCCATCACTACCTCGGTTGCATTAAGTTGTAAGCAGAGTATGCACCTAAACCTGCACCTAATGCTTGTCCAACTGGGTTTGCACCGGGAGCCGTTGTTGCTGTAAGTGTACTCTGTGTTGTTGGTAAGTTAGTCATTATACCTTTTAAAAATTCTATTCTTTGGAAAGGCTCGTAAGATCTTTGTAGAGCTGTTTGTCTTTGTGCATCTAAAGCAGCTTGACCAATACCTCTTTGAACAGCACCCGCTTGCATCTGTGCTTGTATATCAGCTAATGACATTGCTTGTTGTTGAGCACCAAGTGAGCCCAAAGCAGCTCCTGCAGCTAATTGTTGTTGTCTTTGTGTTTGAGCTGCACCTAATGCAGTTTGAAATCCTTGTGCTTGTGCTTGACCAATGTTTGCTAATCTTGCTCTTTCAATTTCTGCCTCGGCTATACCTTGTCTTGCACCACCGAATGCACCAGCCCCTACAGCCTGTGCACCAAGTCTGTTTGTTGCTATTTGCGCTTGTCTTGTTATTTCATCTGTTACAAAAGATTGAAAAGGATTTAAAAATTGTTGAATGTTTGGAGCAGCTTGTGCACCTTGTAATGCAGTTATACCTTGACCTACCGTTCCAGCACCAACACCTGTTTGGCCTGCTTGTGTAATTGCTGCTTGTTCTATGCCAGATATAGGAGCAACCTGTATTGCTGGTAATGATACCGGTTTTGCAGCTAAAGCGGCAGCTTGATCATATAAAGAAAGTTTTCGTGCCTCAACTCCAGGAGCTTCTCTTTGTGTAACTACAGAACTTCCTGATTGAGCTGGAGCACTTCCTCCACCTCCACCGCCACCAAATATAAAACTCATTATTTAATCTCCTTAGTATATAAATATCTTTTAACAGCCCAACCTTTTGTTTTTAAGAAAGGTTGCCAACCTGGTCTTGCATGCACCGCAATTCTTTTACAATCTGCAGATTTTGCAAGTTTTTCTATTGTATCAGCAAGTTCGTCTTGCCACAATTCTCTTTTCTCTCCCTTCAACAAAATAACTTCACATTGATTAAAGTTAGGAAGGGCCGTGATTCGTGTAACACAAACACCAAATACTTTGTATTGTTTCCCATCATCAGAACCAAAAAAAATAAATAATTGTAGTTGGCCTTTTTTAATCATAGTTTTTAAATCAGTTATGCTCATTGGTTCTCCGTCATACTTCAAACCCTCTCTCAACATAAAATCTACTAAGTTCCAATACTCATCAAGTAAATTAGGAAAAACTTCTAAAACCTCTACTTTTTTGTTTATTTTAATTTTGTTTGGCTGCATTTGTTATGTCGTAAATTCTTTTAAATTTTTTTTGTTGATCATAAAAAAAGTCTGCACCAGCTTTTCTCATACCCTTAAAATTTTTTGGATCAGCACCAGATAAAATACCTGCACCTAATACTGCGTCTGCTCGAGATACAAACTCTCCATCAGCTAATTGTGCTAACATTGTATCTTCATCTTTATCTCCTACACCAGCACCATCTTCAACATAACCCTCTGCCCTTACATAATTATTTACATCGTTTTCATCATGATCAACTTTAGACGGTAAATAATTTACACCACCTTGATTATATTTAGGTAGAGCAGTTGCAAGACCACCTTGATTTGCATAAAACATGTTCGAACCAAATGTCTCTGCTCGTGAAGGCATAACATTAGTAGCTGGCTTGAAACCGCCCTCTAGTTTTTTACTTTGTTCTTCGTACTCTCTTTTGTAATCTTCTTCCGTGAATGGTGGTTTAAATTCTGGCTCCTCTCCTCCTAGTAAAGGTAAAATTGTTGATCCAATTAATAAAGACTCTAAAGGATTTTGTTTTGCTTTTGTTAATAATGCACTTAAGCCTTTCTTTTTTCCAGCTTCTGTTGCTGCTGCTTTCATAGTGGCATCTGCAGCTTTTGTTGTAGCTAAATCAGCCCCACCACCTCTTGCTGCAAAAGATCCTAAATCACTCGCAGCTCGTTGTTGTGCAAAAGAACTAGCACCCGCTGATTGACCAAGTCCTAAACCTGAAAATGCTGGACCTTGTCCTATGCCCATTCCCAGTCCCCCTGCTTGTCCTATTGCATAAGAACCACCGCCAACAATGGCTGCATCTCTTAATGCTCTTTTTGTTGATTTACCTCTAAGTTTTTGTACGCCAAATGTGGCTAATGCTATTGTAAATGGATCCATATACTAATTTCCTAATTATAGCATATATTACCATTTTACTGTTTGCTTATCAACTCATCGGCAAAGCGACCTTCATAAGCATATTCTCCAATATGAGCTATAGCAGAATCTACATAGACATGACATTTACCACCTATGTCTTTCCATAATTTACAAAAACTAAAGTCCTCTCCTAAATATGATTTAGTTACTGGATCGTGTAAACAATCAAAGAAATTCCACAAGTGTGGTCTATCAATATACTTACCGTTTATTACTGTTTTTTGAACAATTCCTTTATCAGGATAAGCTTTTATCATTTTTTCAAACACCGATCTTTTTATTAACATGCATCCAGTTGGGCTATGTGTAACTTCCATTACACCATTATCTAAAGTTATACTATTAGGATCACTTACTTTCATGGGATATGCATTTAACCATTTTTTTAAATCCTCTGGTTTCTTTACTTTTCCTTGTTGGATCTTATCAAACAGTTTATCCCACATCATAGTTTTTAACGGATATGGTATTGATATTAATTCCTTGTCTTTTTCAATCATTTTAAAAATAGATGGTGAGGGAAAATAAATGTCTGAGTCTATAAATAACATATGTGTTCTTTTACTTTCTAAAAAAGCAGATACACATAAATTTCTACCTTGAGTAATTAAAGAAGATTTTAATAAACAAAATTGTGTTTCAACACCTTTTTCTAATGCCATTTTTTGAAATTCTAATAAAGCCTGTGTGTAATGTATAGAACATTCACTATGAACTGGTGTTGCTACAAAAATAGAATAATCTTTTTTGCTTTCTCTTTGATTTTTTTTCTTCCATAAAGGCATTCTCGCCTTGTCATTTAATTCTGTATCTATATTCAATTCAGTTAAAGTCTGGTATGTATCTTCATTTACAAACTGATCATTTTTTTTCATTTAAAGCACCTTTCAAAAATGTAGTCCATTCAAACTTTTTTTTATTCCAATGATAAAATTTTTTATAAAATTTTTGTTGATCATCTAAATGATCTTGAATAAAATCTTCGTGTAAATAATTTGCAGCTGTTTTTATTGCAACTGCTGTGTCCTGAGCCATTTGTTCATAATTAGTAGAGTAACTAATATATACCGGCCACTCTGCACATGTTTCATATAAAGCACCGAAGTTGTTTGTAATAACATGTACACCTGATGCTAATGCTTCTAACGCTGACACACATGAAGTCTCTTCAAAAATAGATGGGTAAACAAACATATCATAATTTGGCATGACTTCTTTAATATACTCATGTGGTTTATAACCAATATAATTTACATTTGGTAATTGTTTAGCTTGCTCGTAAAGAGGGTAAAAATCTTTGTCATTATCATCACTAAATTCACTTCCATATACTTTAGAAGATGAATAAACATCTAAAGTTATATTAGGGTCTTTTATATCTTGCATAGCAAGTAATAAAACATTTAAACCTCGCCAAGGTGTGCAATGATGAATAATTTTAATTGGATCACCTTTTTTATAAATTTTTCTTTTAGGAAAAAAATCTAAACCATTTTTAATAACTACCGATCTCTCTGTTGGTATATCAAAATAATATCTAAATTTTTCGTAGTTCCAATGACTGTTAAAAACATACCAATCATATTCCTTATGTCTATCTTTGTTTCTAAAAAATTCTTGTAAATTAGGTTGGTTGTATGCATTCTTCTGCCAAAGTATATTTAATTTGTTAGGGTCTAAAGGAACTTTACCAGGTATAGAAGTGCATATTTGAACTTGGTCTAATATATCTTTGGAAACATATTTTTGTAACATTTCCATTTGTAATTCCGTAGCACCTCTTGGTTTCATATCGTGAGCTGAGTAAAATTTAAATTATTTATTTCTCCCTTTACAAAAGTGTTAAATGCCAAAGATACTCTATCTTTGTCAGATTTATTAGTTGGCACTCTATGTTTTATATGAGAAGGAAAGAGAAGTAAAGTGCCTTTCTTAGTTTTAAAATAGGCTTGTCTATAATTATATTCATTATGGTTTTGTTGAAAATGAAATAATTGTGAATTAGGATTTGTAAAAATAATTACATTTTCTTTAATTGTTTCTAAATACATAACACCACTTAAAAAACTATTAGCATGATGATGTTCATGATGGCTGTGACCAGGCTTGCTTGTTGATATCCAAGACTCTGTAATATAGATTTGATTATTGTTTGATGTTGGCGATATTATATTTCTAAAATAACTATTAATTTTATCTTTAACAAAATTTTTAATTCTAGAAAGTTTTGGATTATTTAAAACAAAAGAATCATATGTAACATTGTTACATATCGCTAAACTAGACTCTTTTTTATATTCTTGGATACAATTTTTTTCTTCTTCTGTAAAATCGCTATCTAAAACACTTGTTTGAATAATTGTAGGAAATACTTTTAATATTTCATCACCACTCATTATTTTTTTGTGTGAGCTTCAATGTTTACTCTAGTTACTTTAATTTCTAAATCCTGTCTAAAATCATCGTTTGTTGTATCAGTATTTGGATCTGCAACATCAGCATCGAATTCTTCTTTACTAGCGTAAACTTTTCCTGTTCGCTTATGTTTTATAATTTCTTTTGCTTCAGCAGGTATTTTAGGTAAATCACTCATAATTATCTCCCTTGTTTTCTGTATTTCTTATACATCCTTTTTTCATTTTTATTAAGTCTTTTTTTATGTCTACCAGGTCTTTTTTTTCTTGTTGAACCCTTATATGTATTTACACCAAATAGTGGTTTTTTCTTAGCCATTTTCCTGCGATCTATCTATTTGTGCATAACTAACAATACCTTGTATCTCATTAGCTGTGCCAGCGGTCATTTTAAGAACATCACTTTCTTCAAGCACTAATGTTTCTTGAATTATATTTTCAACTGTATTTGCTGCTATGGCTTTTCGCCAAATAGAAAAAGTGGCAGAGGCAGAACTATCAGTAACTTGCACAGATAAATTAATTGGACCTGAAGATGAATTATCAACTTGTATTTGTTTTACTAAACATCTCGCACCAGATGGTGATGTTAAAATACTTGTGGTATCTGTGGTTGTTAAATTTATTCCTGCGTTTTTATATTGAATTGTCATGATAAAAAGAAATTAAATGTGTCTTGTTCATTTTTTAACTCTTGTTGATAAGATGTATTTAACTTATCTTGCATAGTTCGTAAAGACTGGTTTATTTGTCTTTGATTTTCCTCTGCATATTCAGGTGATGGTTCTGGTATGATTATATCTATTCTTGCCATTATCTCATTCCATCTGGTTGTACATCAGCTCTAAAAGTACCATATCTCCAACTTTGATCAGTCGATGTGTTAGCTACCTTAATACTAGCAAACCTTGATCTAGCTCTAGTGTCTACTTTATCTGTAGAACTATTGATAGTAAAAGGACCGAGAGGCGAGGATGCTGATGTATCCGCAGGGAACCTCCTTAAATTAATTGTTACTTGTGCATCGCCAGTCAATACTTTAAAATCAGGTATAAATCTTCTAACACTCATAAAAAATTGACCATCCCCACCTTGAGATAAATCAAAATCTCCTGATTGAATAAATGCAGGTATAGCAGTTTTATTACCTAATGCATCTACCTGGTTATTACCTACTTCATGTTCATAAAATGTTGTTGATCCATTTATGTTAGTGACACCTTGCACTGTAGGAAATGTCGGTACACCTGTGGAATCATATTCTGTTGCGTAGGGGTTGTCATATAAATTTGCATCTTGATATGTGGTTCTTGATAAAGATCCAGTAGTCCAAGTGCCTGATTGATAATTATAAGTTACGCATCTGTCGATAAAATCACTTCCTGATTTTGGATAAAACCAAACTATCTCTTCGTATAAAGTGTAAAGCCCTGCGTAAACAGATTCACCATTTTGATAATTTATTCCTAAATTAGTACCCTTAGTAGTAAAAACAAAATCCTCAACTAAACAAGGTAAAGCTTTTACGGTTCCGTCATAAACAAAAAAACCACCTGCTTCACCCATCCAATAAACTGCACCATTTACATATTTAATAGAGTGTTGACCTATTGCCCCACAATTAGACCCAACTTGTCTTACAGAAAATATAAAAGGTGGCCCAACAAACTGAATTACATAGGCAGCAGTGTTTGTTAAAACAAAAGTGTAATCTTTACCTTTAACTGCTCCTACAATTTTTGTGCCTGAGTCTAATCTAAAAAAACCAGCAGTATTAACAGAAGTAGGTGTATAATCGGTTATATCTTCTTGATCTGAAAATCTTATAAATAATTTATCTTGTGTGCCAGGTGTTCCAATAGTTGTTTCGGTTCCTAACATAAACAAATGTCTATCTCTATCTGATACCAATGACATTACTGATGCAGTTGGAGCATTAGAAATAACAGCAGCTCTTGTTGTGAGTGCGTTTGGATTTGTATTGATTGGATTCCATGAAAAAGATTTTCCATTTTTAATTGTAGCTATCAATTGTTCTCCAAAGTTATCCAAAGACCAAGATGCTGGATCTATTGATAAAGTTTGTGATAAAGAGGCTTGACCCCACGCAGTGTAATATTCTACACCCGCACCACTAGAATGTGCCGATCTCGTGCCTGCTACGTCCCTAGTAATGCCAGTCAGCTGTGTTGTGGTTGTTCCAGTGTAAGATATAAACTCAGCTCCAACTTTTATTGTTCCTGATGTTGGAAAGCCTGTGGTTGAGGCTAATGTAATTGATGTTCCTGATCCGCCAGTTCCTGCAGTGTCATCATTAAGGCTCCCATTTAAAGTAGAAAAAACTTGTTGTCCTCCACCCCATAAAGCCGTGCCCCATCCAAACCCGTATGTTTGACTTAAAGATCCAATTTTAACATAAGGGTTAACTTCTGCAGAGCCACTTGCTGCTACAGTTGTTCCTGCATTTGAGGCCATTGTAATTGTAAATGTATCACTTGTCGGTACAGTGATAACTTGAAAAGTGTTTGTCGTAAAATCTGCTGCCGTGTATCCCGCTCCCGTGGGAGGTGTTACAGAAGTGAATGTAAATAAATCTCCAGGCTCCAATGAGTGTGCTGCTTTATTTACGGTAACTGTTGGAGAAGTATTTGCAGTTGTAAAAGTGCAACCGGTTAAAGCGGACTCTAAAGGAGTAATATCATAAAAAGCTCCCTCATAATAAACAACTAACAATCTGTTAGTTCCGATTGCAATATATCTTCTACCATCTAAGTCTGCCCAAATAAATTGTTCTCTTGCTGCACCGACTAAAGTTCCATCAACAAGTTGTTCCCATCCACCAATTTTTTCAGGTAGACCATATCTAAATCTTACAAAGTCACCATCTATCCATTGACCCTCTGCTCCGGTAGCAGTAACTTGTTTATTAAAACCAGGTGCTATTTGTACGTTTGTTAAAGGCATATGGTATTATAGCATCTTCAATAAGACAAATAAAGTATGGGTAAAATGACTAAGTTTTATCTTTATAATCTAAGTCTGTAGACAAAGCTTGGATTTCTTTTGGAAGTTTTTTGTTAATTTCGAATAAACAAGTAAATAAAATATTTAACGAATGTCTTAATTTTTTGACACCCAAATGAAAAGTATTATTGTTTTTTTTAATTGAGTCCATCTCTTCATCAGACATTATAATATTTACACTACCGTCTTTTTCTTGTCGTACTTTCATAATTTTGGTCCTCCAATTAAATTTCTTTTATCTTTATGAAACTCTTTATATTTACCATTTTTATCTACATAATGCAAAAAAAACTGTGCATGCCAGTCACCCATAAAATTCTCTCTCCAGTGTGCATCTTCTATACCTAAGTAGATTACTCCATCTCCTGGTTCAAGTTCTATTGATTTATCTTCTATAAATATAGGCCATTTAGTACCGTCCCCTTGAACAAATATAGTACAACTTATTTCACAAGATTCTCTATCTTTATGTTTTTCTAATTTTGCATTATGCGTATACATTCTCCAAAAAGAATAAGTAGGCAATAATTCTAATCCTGAATTTTGTTCTATAATATTTTTTTTATTTAATAATAAAGACTCTGTTAATGGATCAGCATAATAATAAGTATCATAAATAGGTGATTGTAATAAATCAAAGGAGTCTTTATTAAATCTATGTTTCATTTTAAAATAATCTGTATAAATTTTTATTTCATTTTCATTCAAAATATTTTTTACAACCCTATATCTAAAATCTTGTTTTATCTTGCCCATGATACTACTGAATATCTAACTCCTTTTGTAACTTTCGTAACTTCATGTGGATATAAAAAATTACTAGGCCATAGAATTAATTGATTTGGTTCCTTATCTACCTCTAAAATTTTGTTTTTTGTAACTGGGTCTCTAAATATTAATGAGCCTCCTTCGTAATCATTATTTAATAAATAAATTAAACTATAGGTTCTATGTGCACTTTCACATGCATCTGTGTGTATTTTATAAAAATCGCCCTCTTTATATTTTAAGGCGGTAATTGTTTCAATGATTGGAAAAGATTTATTATCAAATTTTTTATTATATTCTTCTATAGCTCTTATAAATGACCACTCAAAAAAATTAGCCCAATGAACATTAGTCATACTAGGAGATTCATTTGTAAAAAGTTGATTATCAACAGAGCGTATTTTTTTATCTTTTATAGATTGACCTTTTGAGTTTAAAACACAAGCCTCTTCAAATTCTAATTTGTTAAGATGCATAAGAATTGCAGAGACAGCTTCTAAATTTAGAAAATTTTTTAAAACACTTATTGCATCTTTTGTTTGCATAAGTGGTATCTATATAGTATTTTTACTTTAATTGCAAAACAGATAAATAAGTAATACCTTTTTCTTCTATAACATCTTCAATGCCTCTTGGATGAGGATAAGTCAAATCATCAAAAGTTAAAACTTTTATTGCATCTACAAAACTTTGACATGTAGCTAAATCATTTGATTGAGGATGAGCTGCAATCCAAGATTCTTTGCCTTGTATTTCATAATTTAAAAATTCTGTAACTTCATCAGCATTAGCGTATGTTTGGCTTGGAATGTCTGATTTTGAAAGGTCAAAAGTATCAATTAAAGTATAACTGTCACCTGACCATTGGACCATTTTTTTATTTTTTCTTATTTGATCAAACTCTTCAGTAGTTATTTCAAAAACTTTATAACAGTCTACAGCAAATTTTGATTTTGCAGAATCGTCAACAGCTAGTCTAAGTTCAGCTCCTGGTATATTTTCTTTATTTGGATCGCATAATACGTATGCCATATTTTTACTCCTTAACTTCCTGAATTATCCCAAAGAAATAGTCCACCATCAACACCTTGAGGTTTAGATCCTTGGCCATCACCATTTCCATAAATCGTTGTAAATTCTAATTGATCTGTTGTAAATTGAGAATGCACGGTTGTTGTTGGGGCTGCGGTAGTAGTTCCAGCAGCTCCTGTTCCGAAACTCGTAAAACTTTGAGTTCCACCTTGTCCTCCACCAACTGAAAAATGTGGTGAAATACCCGCTGGCTGTCCTGATTGACCGTGATAAGCTCCGCCGACCGCACCACCAGTCCCTCCTGTCCAAGACGCTGAAAAAGGAGCAGAAACTGGAAATGAAAAAAATCCAGCTGGGCCAGTAGGACCGCCGCTTCTTACATCTCCTCGAGGCGCATTCCCCCCTCCTCCGCCACCGCCTACGCCATATGCATAAATCAAAGTCGCTGTTGGAGTTGCAGTAAATGTTCCTTCACCGCCTTTGGCAGCTAATTTCAAAACATAATTACCGCCACCTGCTGATCCTGTTGAAGCAGCAGTAAGTCTACCTTGAGCATCTACAGTGATTGAAGCTAAGGTATAACTTCCAGCTGTTACCGCAGTGTTTGCTAATTGGTCCGCACCAACTGCATCGTCAGCAATTTTAGCTTGTGTTACCGCATCGTCTGCAAGTTTATCTGTTGTTACATTAGCATTTAAAATTCCAGCAGTTACAACTGCGTTATCAGAAATTTGTGCTGCTCTAATTGCATCATCTGCAATTTTAGCATTTGTAACAGCATCGTCTGCTATCTGAGCAGTTCCGATCGATCCACCTAAAGTATCTAACGACACTTCATTAAGATTTGTTCCATCAGCATATGCTGCATAAATTTTTTGTGCGTCAGGGCTAAAGCCTGTTCCTGAGGCAGTTTTGATTGTAAGGTTTGTTGGGTTTGTAACCCCTGTTACATCAAAAATATAAAATTTTTCAATTGAATCAGGTATAGTACAAATAGTGCCAGACGTTGCTGTGATAGTTGCAAATTTTATTACTAAATTTCTTGCGTTTGATAAAGCACCGTCAGACATAACAAGTGCAGTAGTTCCCCCAGCAGATAGCGTTACTTGCTCAAAACCAGCTATCGCTTGTTGTACTAAGTTTAAATTTGTATTAGTTTTATCTCCCCATGTACCAGCATTTTCACCGGTTACCATCAATTCTAGTTTAAGATCAGTTGAATAACTTGAAGCCATAAATTTTTTCTCCTAAATAATTTTAATTATACCTTCGTCAAGCTGCTAAATCAACCTCTGTCCAAGTATTATTTACACCCAGGTCTACCTCTTGCCATGGTGTTACAGCTACGTTTCCAATAGAACCAGTTGTTTGTATTCCTGTAACTGCTATATTTGCAGCACCTGTGACTGTTACAGAACCTATGGAGCTTGATAATTGTAGTCCATCTTGACCTATAATTTGACCAGGTATTTCAGCATGTTGTCCTAATGATAAAGTACCTTGTATTCCAGTAGGTTGCTCATTAGTGCTTTGAACTAAGTTAATATTACCTTGACTTGAAGTCATTTGTACACCAGTGACATCAACTGGTGTTTTAAGACCGGCTATAGTAGTACCCATTGAGCCTGTCAACGAACCGGCACTAGTTACCGTTACATTAGCATCAGCCTCAAATCCTAAAGTACCAATAGTAAAATCAAGTTGGTCCTCTGAAGCAAAAACTGTTATGTCCTGATCTATTTGAATTGAAAAAGTTCCAAAAGTAGAACTTAATTGACCAGCACTTGTAACTGATACTGTTACATCTGTAAAAGCATTAGCGGCAGGGAAATTAATAGTAGAAGTTAGTTGTTGTCCCGTTGCTGCAACAGAGAATGCTTCACCCCAAGATAAATTACCCCAAGTTCGTCTACCCCAACCAATACCTGTCAACTCCGATTCGTCAACTGTAGCTGCTCCGATACTTGAGGTAGCAACATTACCAGTTATTGGAACACCTATACCAATAGTCGTGCTACCAACAGCCATGGACTCTAAACTACCTGTAACTTGAACGGTTACAGATATTCCTGCTGTTTCCTCTCCTAATGATGATGATAAAGATATTCCAGAAACGTCTACGGTAGCATTTGCGGTTGTTGTAACAGATGCAATGCTAAATGATGCGCTTATTCCTGTTATTGTTGGTTGAGAACCAGATAGATCACCCCATTCATTTTCACCCCAGGTGTCTCCACCCCAACCTATTTGGATTTCGTTGTCTACTGTTATATTGCCAATACTATAGGATGCACTTATTCCTGTTAGTGTAAGTCCGACATCACCTTGTGCTGCCCAACTACCAGCTCCCCATTCAAGTGCACCCCATGTATTCGACATTCATTATAATCCTAAGCTAATCTTAAAATTGCTGCAGATGTTGTGAACGCAGGAAACTGAATTGTAAAAGTTCCAGACGTTGCAGTTTTATCTCCACCAAAATCTAACACAGCAACAGCATCAGTAGTTCCAGAACCACCGTCTGTTGTTGTATTGTAAATTAATGCACCTCTTGCAGTAAGAGTCACACCAACAAAAGACAAGTCAGCAAAATCAGTTATTGCTACTGAAGATGAAACTTTGACTCCTTGATTAACTAAAGCTTTTCCGCCAGCAGTATATCCTGATGGTGATGAAACTTCGTTTGTAGTTGCATAGTTTGTTGTTGACTTACCTAAAGTTGCAGATGATGTAAACATCGCTAACTTATAGGTGTCAGATGATGTATCAAAATCATGCTTTCCTTGTAGTAATTCTTTTTTAAAAGAATCACAAATTGCATTAGTTGTTATTGCCATTTTTTTCTCCTTTAAATTTAAGGACTAGGAGAATCGACTTTGATCCTTGGAACTCCGTCTGAATACTCTCCTCGTCTTCTTCTACCCATTTGTTGTAGGGCAAAATTTTGTACTTCTTCATTATACTTTGAATTATAGAGGTTGTATAGATTGTCAGGTCCTTTTAAAAATCTAAATGCCTCAGCTAATACACCATGTAATAACATGGACTCTTGATATTTGGCTAAATAAGTTTGATTTGTCGAAGTGAATTCTGGTGGATCTTTAATATAATTAATTTGAACTGTGTCTGCAGCAGCTGGCGTTGGAGCGACTAAAATAGCAAACTCATTAAAGTTAGCATAATATTTAGGAGTTCCCTGTGTACCAGAACCATTAAATTCAGATATAAAACTAGTGTCTCTTTTTTCTAAAAAAGTTCTTACTCCTGAACTGATATGCTCAACAGACCTTAATATTAAAGTGTCAGATGGAATAGTTACTGCTCTATTTCCAGCTGTAAATGTTGAAGTAGCATATTTTCTTAAATCATCATAATCAACTTTACCCGCTACATCTAATTCAACAGATCTAATGAAATCTTGAATTATAGCATCAGTTAAAACATTACTATCAACTTCAGTATAGTCTCTAACTTGTGTCAAAAAATTTGCATGTGTAATTGCCATTATGTAATACTTACCTCCACAGATCCAATAGAACCTGAAAGTTCTCTTCTTCTATTTTGTAAAGATGGATCTTCAGGAACCATGTTATGGATAGTGGTTGTAATACCATTAGATGTAACCTGAAAGTCTTGTGTCTTAAAAGCAAAATCTCCTGGTAAACTCAAATTAGCGACTCCAACACGAGTTCCTCCTGAATCTGAAATAGTTTGATCGTTTGAAAATTTTTGAGCTGGTTGTTGAAATTTCATTACTCTTGGATTTTTTAAAGCTATAGCATCAGCTTTGTGATAAGGTGGATCAAGTTGTGGGTGTTTAGGTTCAAATTCAGAAATATGAACTAACGAACCATTCCACTCTTTAACCATTTCTCTATAAGGATATTCCATACCAGATCTATCTGATATTGCTTTTGATCTTTTTCCACTAGCATAACTCATTAAACACCATCTCCAAAATAAGTTTGAGGAGAAATATAAACAGATGCCCTTTGACCATCCTCATTTAATGCTCTTAACAATTCATCCTCGTAAAGCTGTTTTAATAATTGAATTCTATCAGGTGCTTTTTTTACAGATAAATAATATGCAAGCCCTGAACACATGCACGGTAAAAATCTATATACAACATCAGCTTGGTTTGTATAAATACCAGCATCTTGAATTCTATCTATTGTATAAAATTTTAATGTCGTAAAAGTTGTAGCATCTGGAGCTAAATATAAAAAAATTTGAGGTGTTGTTTGTCTATCAACAAAATATTGTGATGGTTGTCCTGTCTCTAATTTATTCGGTAGAGCTGCGTATGCAGATCTATCAATCTTTGTTAACGAAATATCATTAGTTGATGAAGTATTACTAGCTGCAGCTGTTGTTGAGATGTAAGCCTCTAACACATCATTGACACTTGCATTTACAGCGTACTGTGCAGTGCCTGCTGTTAAAGCTACTTCATTAAGAGATACTTTCCATAAATGAATACCTCTGTTACCCCATTCTGAAAATAAAAGATTTAAACTTCTTCTTGCACTACGTAAGTCATGACCACTGTTGGTTCGCATTCCGCATCTTTCGTATGCCTCTTCAATAATATCATCGATATTTAAATCGAATGCTGTAGTTCCTGACGTAGCCATAATTCATTACATTAAATCTTTATAATAGTCTAAAGATTTTCCTGGAGGTAAACTCTCATCTTGTAAGCCCATGCCTGATGTTCTAGCTGCACCATAGCCTCTAACAGATTTACCCATAGATGCTTTCATCATTTCTTTTTCTCTAACTTTTTTGGCAGCCATTCCAACATTAGCTTTCAAAACACCACCAGCTCTAAGTTTTGAAAGTTTTGATTTAATTGCTTTCATTTTAGCCTCCATTGTAGAAGGAGAGTCTTTCATATCAGGAAACATATTATCAAATGATGCTTCCGTTGCTACACCAACTTTTTTATCTCTTAAGGCCTTTACTGTGTTTTTTCTAAAAGAATTTAACTTATCTTTTTTAGCAGCCATATAATCTCTAGACTTTTGTAGTCCTTCTTTAACATTACCTTTTGTCATCACACCAGTTCTAGCTTTCATTATTTTTTTTTCTCTTTTAGAACTTCTTGTTGCTCCGATTTTTTCTTCAACTTTTCTAATATCTCTTTTATTATCACCTTTGACTGACATTCCTTTATTAGCTTTTTTTACTTTCATATTTTTTTCTATTGCCATTCCTCTTCTTTTTTCATAGCTAGATAATTTTCCATCTTTATCTAGATCAGCTTTTTTTGGGTTCTTTAACATATTAATTCTCCTTAGATTTCTATCATACCACCATAGTACTTCTTGGTAAAGGTACTGACGTTAGTAGGTTTCCCACCCACTCCTTGGGCTCGTGCTCTTTTCCTTGCAACGGCACTCTTCCTCTGGGATTCTGTCATCCTTGCCGCTTTGGCAGCAGGGACGCACTTTGGATACTTCCGTTTTTGATCCGCTTTTAATTTTGAACGACCACACGGTGCGTAAGAACCATCTTTTCGTTTGCTCCCAATATCTACCCATTTTTGTTCGAACCATTTTTTTAATCCCCCTGATTTAAATGATTTAGAAAAACTAAAACCTATATTCTTACTTTTTCCTGTTTTGCTTCCCTGTAAACTTAACATAGAATTTTCACCCTCTTTAGATATACCTAATGAAAGCGTACTAGGAACATTGCCTTTTTCTTTTTTTAAAAAAGGTTTTTCAGCTCCACCTGAAATAGTAGTTTTGCCTTTTTTTATACTTAAAGTTGCTTTAGGTACAGATACATCAGGATCATCATATATATCTATACCACCTCCGATGGTTGTACCTTTTAATGTTTTTTTTAAATAATCTGGTACAGATGTTTTTTTCCCCATTAGAATACACCTTTAAAATCTATTCCTTTAATAGCAGCTCCAGCTCCACGGCACATACCACCGTCTCTTAATCCTTTAGCTTTTATTTTTTTTGTATCTCTAAAATCTGCTCTATCTTCATCATCCCCAGCCTTTCTGGCATCGAATGGATTATCAAAAAATTCTTCTTTTCTTCCTGAGCCAACTAATTCTTCAGCTGTTTGATAACCTTTTTTCTTCTTTTTAGTCATCTAACATTCCCTTATAATAGTTTTTATAACTTTTATTAGAGACTTCATGACCAGCAAGATTACCTTTGATATAAGTTCCTGAGTATGGTTCTAAAGTTTGTGCAAATCTTCCTTCTTTAGCTTTTACAATTGAATCTAAAGACTTAGCTTGTGCTTTGTGAAGTCTTGAAGCTTTATGTAGAGCACCAGCAACTTTTTTAATTTTAGCTTCTCCACCAGATACTTTACCAGCTGGTTTGGGTCCTCTAAAAT